CGCCGAGTTGGCCCCGGTCATGATCAGGATGCCGCCCGCGAACTCCTTCGACAGCATCGTGTTGCCCGCGTCGCGGGACCGGGCGGGCTTCACCCGCTCCCGCAGCTCGGGGCTCTCGTCGATCAGCGGATCGATCCGCTGCCGCGAATTGCGCTTGGCCAGTTCCACCGTCGGCTGGACCGCCAGCATCGGCCCCGGCGCCTGGTGGATGGCGAACCCGATCCAGTTGTTGCCGGCCTCGGTGGCGCCGACCTGTGCGGCCTTCATGAAGACGATGCGCTGCGTGGGATCGCCCGGCGACAGCCGATCCATGATCTCGCGCATGTAGGGCGTGCGCCCCGTGCGATACCGCCCGGGTTCGGCCGAGGCACGCCCTGAAAGCATGCGGTGCCGGTCCGCCCATTCGGAGACGGTCAGGTCGGGGTCGGGCCGCAGCCCGCTGCCCCAGGAGCGCAGGATCTCGCCCGCGCCGTCGAAGTCCGTCAGGCCATCATCGTCACCGGAAATCGGGCCGGACCTCGGCGAGTTCGTCGAGGTGGGCACGAACATGTTTCTCCAGGACCTTCTGCATCGCGGCTGGCTCCACGCCCAGATCGGCCGCCATCAGTGCCGCCGCGCGCGCAGGCCAGTTGACCCACGCGTCCCGCACCTCGCGCGCCAGGCGGAATACCAGCGACAGCGCGCGGGCCCGCTCGATCAACTCCCCCTTCAGCTTTTGCAGCCGGATGCGTCGCTCCTGCGCCTTCAGCACCTCGTTCGCGGTCTTCGCCTGCAGGAAGGTCGTGCCACCACCCACGGCCGGGACGGACAGACCCTGTTCGCGCAGCGTGTCTCCGACGGCAGTCACTGCCGCCTCTGGGACCGGCTTCAGCTTCGGTTCGGGCGGCTTGCGCGTCTTCGACGGGTCTGTGTTTTCCGCCCGGCGTGCGTCGCTGGCGGCCGCGTTGATGCTGCCGTCGGGATAGAGGACGAGGCGCTCGGCGGTCTTCGCCTTCTGGATCGCGCCCCGCGACAGCCCGACATGCGCGGCGTACTGGCGCTCGCTCATGCCCTGCATTGGCGGCTCCGATTATCATTCAATATCATGCGCTTATCTCGTTTATAAGCGTCCCGGACAGAGCGAACTTGTCTCCACAAGAACGATGCAACTCACCACGGAGCTACCAAGATGGCCCGCCGCGCGACCGAAAACACGAAAGCCCTCGACGCCTTCCTCGCCGCCAAGTTCGAGATCGACGCGATGCTGGAACGCCTCGCCGCCCTCAGCGCCGACCACTTCGAGACCAGCCCCGACGAGATCCATTGGGGGCACGTCGGCACCCTGAACCACTATCGCGCAAAGCTGCGCGAGATCACCGACAGCGCCTTCAAGGAAGGCGAACACGCCGTCTGACCAACCGCAACGCCAGAACCCGCGCCGCGCGCCCAGCGCGGCTTGGGGTCGTAGGAGGGCTGCGGCGGTCGCGGCCCCGAGAACGGAGACGACCCCATGACCCAGATCCAGTTGACCGACACCCAATCCGTTGTCCTCTCGGCGGCCTGCGCGCGCGACGATGGCGCGGTCTTTCCCGTCACCGCCAAGCTGAAAGGCGGCGCTGTCGGCAATGTCTGCAAGAGCCTCCTGAAGCTCGGGCTGATCGAAGAAGTCCCGGCCACCGACCTCAACACCGTCTGGCGGCACGACGAGGCGCGCGGCCCCATCACCCTGCGCGCGACGACGCTGGCACAGAGCACGCTTGGGATCACGGAGGCCGAAACGACCACGATGCCAGACGAAACCGTCACCGCACCGATCCAGCGCCGGAAAGGCACCAAGCAGGAAGCCCTGATCGAGATGTTGCGCGCGCCGGGCGGCGCCACCATCGAAGAGATCGCCACCGTGCTCGAATGGGCTGCGCACACGGTCAGAGGGGCCATGGCCGGCCCCCTGAAGAAGAAGCTCGGGCTCGAGGTGACATCCGAGAAGGTCGAAGGGCGCGGGCGGGTGTACCGGCTTCCCGCCGCCTGATCCCACACTCACCGCAAACAAGCATCGCCGTCCCGAATGGGGCGGCGCAACTTCGTGATTGGCGGGAAGGTTGCCTACGTGTGCAGCGATCCATTGCCGGATAACGCTGCCAGCCATTTTCCCGCTGCCATGCGCTCTTGAACGCGATGGCGATGTGCTTCCGGTGAAAGCGGACGCTTCCGGCGATGGCGCAGGTTGTTGCAGAACCAACAAGCCGCGACGATGTTGTCTGCCGAGTCGCCGCCGCCGTCGGAACGCGCATGAAGATGCTCTGCGGTGCAACGCAGGATCTTCGGTCCAACCATCTCCTTGGCTTTTCGCAAGGATGCTTTCTCAGCTGCATCATCCCACATCGGCAGACCGCAATAATAGCAGCGCCCGCCCTGTGCGATCATCTTCTTCCTACGGATGTGTTTCAGTGCTCCCATGGCACGGGCCCTTTCATTCAACTTCGTGAGAAGCGAATGCGCGACGCCCGTGATGGACGCTCCCCGGCTGGAAGCTCCTGCCCGCGCGAGGCCCGGTCATCCGTGGCTCCGCATGCCGGACCGCGAAACCTGCAGGACAAGTCCTGAGGTCAGAGTAGCCGCTGGCTTACTCAAATCGGCCGAAGCCGGCTTCGCAGCAGGTTGATCATAGGTGATCGTCCCGCGTCGCGTCAACGGAACCGTTCGAACAGCCGCCGCAGGACGTAGGACCGCGCGATGCTGACCACCGTGAACACCGCACCCATCTTCAGGTTCTGCGCCAGCGTCGTGTGCAGCCCGAAGATCGGGAAGATCAGGATCTGCGTGATTACCGCGAATCCGTAACCGACGACAACGTTTGCCACGGCCTCGACCAGCGACATGGTGCGCGATTGCTTCATGTCGCAGCCTCATCCATCGGCCAGCAATTCAGCCGCCAAAGTTCGCACCGCATGCGCTGCAACCAGCGGGACCACGCCATTGCCACAGAGGCGAAGCCGGTCCACCCGGTGGGCCAGCCCATCAGCGCCTCGACGAACAGCGGGTTCAAGGTTCGGGGCGTATCGGAGGTATTGCGCCCAGCCATCGGCGTCACCAGGACCTGGCGGCCAAGCAGGCCGTTCACCGGCGTGTTCGCCAGTGTCGTCGCCCCATCCTTGTGATCCCGCGCCGTCGGCGTCATCCACATCCCCGCCGAATGGGTCAGGTCGGCCGACCTGCGGTTGCCCGCGCTCGGCTTGCATCCATCGTTCGCCATCGGCGTCGGCCAGAGTGCGGCCGTCGTCGCGAGGTTCATCCCGTGCTGGCCTGCTTCCTGCGATGGCGTAGGTTTCGTCTGCCGGTTTTCGTTGGCGCTGGCGCGGGGCGTCGGCCAGAGCCGCAGCAGTTCCGTCCGGTTCCCGCCACTCGACCGGGTGCCAGAGCAGGCGCGCGGGGTCGGCCAGGTCGTCCCCTTCACGAATGGCAAGGATGAACAGCCGTTCGCGCTTGTGGGGCGCACCGACTTCCGCCGCCGTGAAGAGGCCTGCCGCAAGGCGGTAGCCCATGCTGACCAGTCCGCTTGCGACTTCGGGGAAGCCGAGGCGGAGATGATGGGCGACATTCTCGAGGAAGACGAAGGGCGGTTTGATTTCGCCGACGATGCGGGCGACATGCGGCCACAGGTGACGCGGGTCGTCCGCGCCCCGCCGCTTGCCCGCCACGCTGAATGGCTGGCACGGATAGCCCGCAGCGATGATATCCACCGCGCCGCGCCACGGGCGGCCGTCGAAGGTTCCAACGTCGTCCCAGACAACAGCTTGATCCAGGGACGTGTCTTCCATCCGCACCACGAGAGTGGCCGCAGCGAAGGCGTCCCGCTCAACGTAACCCAAAGTTCGATATCCGGGGATGGCGATGGTGAGTCCGAGGTCGAGTCCGCCCGCGCCTGAGCAGAGAGACAGGCCGAAGAGGCATGCGTCTGCCGATCCGGAAGCGCGTCCGGAGGGATGTAAAGCCAGGTCATGCATGTCACGCGGCGGTCTTGCGCTTGCGCGCAGGTTCGGGTTCTGCGTCCGTTGCCGGACCTTCGGCCGGGGCGTCGGTGTCGTCGCCCAGCCGTTCAGCTTTCACGGTTGCGAAGGTCCGGCCATCACCATCGAGGATCGCGTCCTTGCCGGTTTCGGCCTGCCAGCGTTCGATGGCGACATCGATGTAGGCCGGGCTGATCTCCATCGCGAAGACGCGGCGGCCATTGGCCTCGCCGGCCATAATCTGCGAGCCGGAGCCCGAAAAGGGCTCGTAGCAGAGGCCGCCCCGCGCCACATGCTGGCGCATCGGGATGCCGAAGGCGTCGAGCGGTTTCGGTGTCGGGTGGTCGGGGCGCTCGTCCTTGGCGAAACTCGGCATCTCCCAGGTCGATGGCAGCGTCTGCTCGGCAACTTTCGGCGGCCGGTTCGGGCGGCGCCAGCCCATGAAGCAGGGCTCGTGCTTCCAGAGGTAATGCGACCGGGTCAGCACGCCCCGGTCCTTCACCCAGATGATCTGCTGGTGGACGAAGGCGCCCGCCTTTTCCCAGCAGGCCTCCAGCATCGCCTGACGGCGCGAGGCGTGCCAGCAATACCAGGCAGCGTTTTCTGCGATGGCTTCCGCCACAGCGGCGGCGATGAAGCCGTCGTAAAGCTCGGCCCCTTGCGAGCTGTCATCCCAGGTCGTGCCATAGGACGCTGACCAATCCTTGTTGCGGGTCGGATGGTTCGAGCCGTCGTAGTCCACCAGATAAGGCGGGTCGGTCGCGAACAGGATCGCCCGTTCGCCATTCATCAGGCGGCGTACATCGGCATGGTTGGTGCTGTCACCGCAAAGCAGCCGGTGGGTGCCGAGGATCCACAGATCGCCTGTCCGCGACGCCGGGTTGCGCGGCGGTTCGGGGATGGTCACCGGCGGCACGGAGCTCCCGGCACCGCCCTCTTCACCGTCCCCCTCTGGCACAAAAGCCAGCAACTTGTCTAACTCGCCGTCGGAAAACCCGACCAGCGACAAGTCGAAATCCTCGGCCAAGAGATCGTTCAGTTCCGCCGACAGCAGCTCCTCGTTCCACGTCCCGAGTTCCGTCAATTTGTTGTCCGCGATCCGATAGGCCCGGCGCTGCGCCTCGGTCAGATGCCCGAGCACGATCACCGGGGCCTCGGTCAACCCAAGCTGCGTCGCGGCCAGCACGCGGCCATGGCCTGCGATCAGCTCGCCGTCCTCGCCGACAAGGCAGGGGACGGTCCAGCCGAACTCGGCCATGCTGGCGGCGAGCCTGGCGACCTGGTCGTCCCCGTGCAGCTTGGCGTTCTTCGCGTAGGGCTGCAGGCGCGCAAGCGGCCATTGCTCGATCCGCTCGGGGGCGAAGGCGAGGGTCATGAAGGATCCTGTCGATGATGTTGGGTGCGTCTGCGCGGGTGGACCCCGGCCCGTTGGAGTCCACCGGCTTCCAGCTGGATTGCGGAGTCCAGGGTATCCACCCCGGAGTCCACCAGCCAAGGCGCTGTTATTGCGTGGTTATTTCAGGTTGCGCGGTGGCTTCCGGCTGGGGTGGCTTCCCAAAATTTCGGCCCTGTCGCTGGCGATATGCTGCGCTTCGCCCGCCAGCATACGAATATGGCCCGGAAGGAACCGCCAACTCGCCGGGGCTGGACCCCGACCGGACTCTCGCTGGACACCGGAAGCCAGTGGCCCCCTGCCCCGCGCGCTCCTCTCCCGAGCATATCAACTTTCTAGCCCGGGAGAGGGCTTTCTGTCCCTTCGAAAACTGTCCGGCGGACAATTTTCTATCTGGCGCGAGCAGTTACGCGCCACTGGCCAGCGCGATCACCCGCTGCTTCGACAGGTTGCGGTTGAACCGCCGCTTGTTGAGGGTGAGCGCGATCACGGCGAGGCCGAATTGCCAGTGCTGATGCGCGGCCGACCGGTGCAGGCCTGCGGACCAGCAGATCTCCTTCCACCGCTCGCCATGGGCTTTCATCCAGACGATGCGACCGTCCACCGGCTCGAGGCAGGCGGTCCAGGCCAGCGTTTCCTCCATGCGGCTGATCGCCTGCGGCGATGGCAAAACGCGCATGGGCTTCGGCTCCTGCCCGACCTTGTCGGCGAAGCTGTGCAGGACCGCAGGCCAGGTGCTGAAGTAGCCCTGCCTTCGGGGCTCGGGCAGACGCTTCAGCACGAAAGCGGCTTCGGCCAGCCTTTCCTCGACCAGCGCGGGGGTCCAGACGGTCATCGCTGCACCTCCCGCCCGCTGGTGGCCGGGCCATAGAGTTTTTCGCCCAGCTGGCGCACCAACTCCCGCTCGGGCCAGGTCAGGCGATGATCGTCGATGGCGACGGCCAGCACGCCTTGTTCGCGCCAGCCATCACGCTTGACCTCATCGGGGTTCCGACGACGGCCGCCATAGCCTTTCGGCGTAAACCGCATTCCGGTCATTGCAGGCCCCCATTGGTCTCCAGCGCCCAGAGCAGGATCGCGATGGCGTCGGCCTCGTTGTCGTCGGCGGGGCTGAACCCGCGGGCGCGGGCCGCGGCAATCATCGCCTCCTTGGGCGCATTGCCCTTGCCGGTGGCGTGGCGCTTGATCGTGCCGACCGGGACGCCCTCATAGGGAATGCCGCGCAATTCGGCCCATGCGGTCAGCGTGGCCATCAGCCCGCCATAGACATGGGCCGCGTCGGTGGCCGCGTGGCGGCGGACCTCCTCGAACCAGATGGCGGCGACGGGCCCGGACAGCCGGTCGATCTCGGTCAGCCAGTTGGTGAAGCGCAGGTAGCGCATGCCGCCGCCGTCGAAGCGGCCAGGGCGGAAGGACACCGTGCCGGAGGTGATCAGCCCGTCGATGCCGTGCAGCGCCCATCCCGTCGTGGTGCCGAGATCGAGGGCCAACAGGGTACGGCCAGACCGGACGGAGGCCGACAGATCGGGGATGGCCACATGGGGTTGGGTGGCGGGTGTCAGGTCAGCCATGGGGGGTCTCCTCTTCTGGTTGGCTGCTCGGTGGAAAGCGACATCGGGTGAATGTTGCGGAAGGTCTGGGCTGCCGTTGTCGGATCGGGTGATCGGACCCGCGACAGGCCACGCGCGCGAAACCCCTGGGGGTGGGCGTGGGAGAACCCGCCTGCGGCGTTCTCCCCCACCCCCGTAGGGGGTGGTTTCACCCCCGAAACTTGGAACACGCATCAAGACACTGACAGGAAAAGGAAATTCCAGTTTCGGGAGGTGGGTTTCGGCTGAACCCGCCCAATCTGATTGCAGCGTAGCCGTTGCGGTATCCGCGCAATCCTGCAGGGGCAGTTTCGGAAGCGGGCCGAAACTGGTCACAACTGGACCCTGCGTGGTCCTGCGTGAGGATGGCGAGGCAGTTTCGGCAGCCGGGCCAATCTGGTTCAAACTGGTCCCTGCGCATTGCTGCGCAAAGCAGTTGTCGGGAGTGATCATGGCCGTTCGCCCTCCGGATAGACCCAGACATGCGGGTTTTCGACCTCGAGAAGCGCGCCGGTCTGGGGCGACTTGTAATGGGTCGGCAGCACCGCAACGCGGACGGGCGTGACTTCGCCGGTCTCCGGATCGACCTCCTCGCCACCCGTGGGCATGACCATCCCCTCGACGCAGAGGTAGCCGAAGCGCGACCGCGATGGCCCGAGACCGTAAGGGCCGCCGTCGCGGACGAACTTGATGCCACCCTTGGTGGCCTGCACGGCGATCCGGTCGCGGATGGCGTCCTTGCCGCCCAGACCACCCTTGTTCTCGAAGACCTCGGCGAACTGGTTGATGGTGTAGAGCCGCCCCTCGGCCGCCTCCTCGATCAGGATCGAGAGGATCACGTCCCGCTTGCGATCGCGCTCGGCGTCATGCTTCGCGCCGACCTCGGGGCGCACGAGCCGCTCGTTCATCGGGTTGATCTCGACCCACTTGCCCTTGACCTTGTCCACGAGCTTCGCGGGCAGCGCGGGGCCGTTCCGGAGTTCGATCTCGAGGCGGCGCTGGGTCGAATCCTCCTCGGGCCGGTGCAGGATCAGACCGGTGGTGTAGAAGCCCCTGAGCGCGCTGGCGCCGGAGAGAGCGAGGAACGGATCCTCCTTCACCTGGTGCTTCGACAGCTTCTTCGTGTGGTGGACGAGGATCACGCCGCAGTCGGGATTGACGTGATCGCGCAGCACCTCGACCCGGTCCTTCAGGAAGAACATCATCGCGGCGTTGTCGTTCTCGCCGCCGCCGTCGGGGCCGCCGTCAAAGAGGTTCCGGATCGGGTCGATGCACAGGATGTCCAACGGTTCGTCGGGGAATGCGGCCCTGATCGCCTCGGCCACGCGTGCGCTGCCCTCTGCATCGAGCAGCATCCGCAGCTTCGGCGTCACGATCAGGTTGTCACGGGCGGCAACGATCAGCTCGGGCGGCAGGCCGATCTGCTGCATGCGCTCGCGCAGGTAGTGGTACTGGATCTCGGCCTGCAGATAGAAGATCCGCAGCGGCCGTGGCGGGGTGAAGCCGAGGAAGGGCACGCCCGCCGCCATGTGCACGAGCAACGCGATCAGCAGATCGCTCTTGCCCACCTTGGGCGCGCCGCCCAGCACCAGGAGCCCGCTTGGCGTCAGCACGCGCGGGCCGATGATGTCGTCGGGCATAGGGCTCGTGTCGTCGAGGAGCGCGCCCAGCGTGAAGGTCGGCAGGGCAGTTTGCGCGGGGGCTGCACTGTCGAGGCGGACCAGCGGCGGCCCGTTCTTCTGGACATGCAGATCCCAGAGCCGCTCGGACTCGCGCTGAAGGCGCTCGATCGGCCAGGAGGGCCGGAGCATCGCGGAATTGTAGCCGCAGATCGCCTGCCAGCCCTCGTCCTTCGACATCCGGCCTTCGTGGACCATGCGGATGAAATGGCCGATCGCGGCCGATGCCCCCTCAAAACGGGACCAGTCGTCCTGCCCGCCCTCGCGCACTGGGGTCACCAAGACATCGTCGAGGCGGGGCTTGTCCGGGGTGACACTGCCGCTGGCGACCATCCCGGCCCCCGGCAAGGGCGGCATTTCGGCGACGCGCTCTGCGAACTCGTCGAGATCGACCTCGACGGAATGGTGCTCGCGAATTTGCACCAGCCGCTGGTTGCCATGCTTGTGATAGACTGTGCCTGCCACTCTGATCGGCTGGTGCGCAGACCGAAAATGCGTGTCGCCGCCGACCTTCAGGGCAATCTCGCCCCGCAGGCGGCAAAGACTTGCCAGCGCCGCCCCCTCGGCGGGTTCGGTCATCTTCCACCAGACATGCAGCTTGGCTGCACCTTCGGACGTCCGCCCACCGCTCTCGATGATCAGGGTGGGTTGACCCAGATGACGCAACAGATGAGCGAGCTTGGCAGGGATGTCACCCGCGTCGAGGTCGACGACCAATGCCTGCATTTGCAGGACTTCGGCGGCTTTGGCCTGCCCTGCCCCGGCGACCGTGCCGGGGATCACGTAGACGGCGGCCCCTTCGCGCCAGGCCCAGTTGGCGAAGGTGGCGAGCTTGCCAGCTGCCGTGGCGTCAGCGTCCATCCAGACGTTGTGGGGCCGGCCCTCCTTGCCCTGCCCCATGTCGACAAAGCCTCGGACCGGGATTTGGCCCTCGCACCAGCCGAACACGACATCGAGGAACGTCGCGATCTGGACCGGGTCAGGCTCCACGCCAAACGGATCTTCGGCCGCCGGGGCGTCGTTGAAATCCTGCCAGGGGCTGAAGTGGATGATCTTGTCGTCACTCATCCGGGCAGCCCCCAGCAACGCGCGGCCCATGGGCAGAAGCGGCATTCGAAGAAGTCACGATTGGTAGCGATGCGAGGCAAAAGCTCGCCCGCATCGGTGGACTGCAGGATTCGCACGCCCCGGTCCGACATGCGCTGCGCGAACCCTGCGTCGAAGGGCACCAGTTCGTGGTGCAGTTCGGCCGTGTCCTTGTTGATCGCCGTGAACAGCGCCGGATTGGTCGAGATGCCGGGGATCGTCCCTTCCATGTAGGCCTGGTAGAGCGCGATCTGCGCGGCATAGACCGGCTTGGCGACAGCGACCCCGTCCTGGACGCACGCGCGCCAGTTCTTCGCGTTCATGGTCTTGCATTCCCAGAGCGCAGGGGTGTGCAGACCGAGTGCCGCCGGGGCGTCAGCGATGATCCCGTCGACATGGCCCCGGATGCGGCCGCCCGCGACGGAAAAGCCGAACTGCTCGCCATCGGGGCGATTGCCCTTGCGGGTGTAGAGATCGAGCCCTGCCGCCCGCAGCCAGCGGATGGCCAGATCCTCGAGTTGGTGGCCAATCTCGAAGATCCGCAGCGTCTGGCCGCCGAAATCCGCGCCTTCATCCTTGGGCGCGCCCGCGAATTCGAACTGCAGGGCCCGCTCGCAAGCATGACCCAGCCGGGATGCGCCGAGATAGGTTCGGGAAGGCGTCGCCTCGCGCTCAGCGATCAGCGCGGCATCGATGGCGGCGTTGACGCGTTCGGCGATTCCTTGGCGGCGGTTATAGTCCAGCATGCGAACCCTCCCCATAGCTGCGGTGAGCCAGCCCGTGGCAGGTCGAGCAGAGCCATTCGACGGCAAGCGGCTTGGAATAGTCGTGATGATGTGCTTCGAGATCGGTCACGCAGTGGCAGCGCTGGCACCAGATCGGCACGATGATCCGGCATGACTTGACGGCACGCCCGACGATGCGGTGGGCGCGATCTTTCTCGGTGTGGCGCGCCCGATAGCGGCGCTGCGCCTCCCGGTGTTTTTCAGGATCCCTGAAATTCTGTGCGTAGGCGCGTTGGTATTCCCGACGGCAGTCGCGACACCAGCTTTGCAGGCCATCAGGGCTGCGGCGACGAAGGCCGAACTCGCATGCGTTGCGCGCGAAGCCGCACTTTGAACAGACCTTGGTCAAAACGGCACCTCCGAAGTGGCGGCGATGCGCGACATCTCGGCGCCGTAACCTTCCAGCACCTCCTCGATCAGCGCGGTCACGTCGGTCTCGGACAGGTCGCAGAGGCGTTTCTGCCAACCGATCGCATCCATGGTCTGGCCCAGTCGCTTCATCACAAGCGCGATGGCCTCGCGCTCTTCGTCGGTCATTCCCTGCATGGTCAGTCCCTTTCGATGGCGGGCCGCGAACCATGCCTGGCAGGGCATCGAGCAGAACCAGCGATGCTTGCGGGGGCGTGGTTTGGCGGGATTGAAGAAGCCGAAGCCTTGCGCGGGGCGCAGGCAGACGGCGCAGGGCACGAAGCGTGGGTGCCAGAGGCGTGCACGGTCAGAAACCTGGTCGGGTGCAGATGCGACTTCCGCGACATGGTTCACGCCGCCCTCCCGATGTCCGGGCTGGCACGGCCGACGAGCTGGCGGATTTCGCGCTTGTTGAAGCCGAAGGTCATCAGTGCCGAGGCGCGATAGCGGGTCAGGCCATAGTCCTGCCGGAACTCGGGCTGCAGGTATTGCAGCTGCTTTTCGGTCGCGGCCTGCTTCAGCCAGCCCTTCGATTTGAAGGCGCTCTCGTCGGTCTCGTATTCGTTCAGCCAGTCATCGGCCTGCGCGAGGCAGACCGTCCGCTCGCCCACGCCCAGAAGCCGGGGTGCACGCCCCTTCGCACCGCCCACCGCGTGCCAGCGACCGTCGAGAAAGAAGATCCCGCCCCAGGCGTTGAAGCCGTTGGCCATCAGCGCGGCGTCATCGCCGAAGAGATCGACCCATGCGAAACTTGAACGCTTCAAAAGGTCGATCTCGGACATGATGAAGCCCGAGAGCGGGACGGCATCCGGGCCTTCGCCTTGCTCCTCGACGTCGCGCACGAACACCTCGCCGCAGAGCGGGCATTCCATCGCGGCAAGCGGGATTTCCGCCTCACAAGCCGGGCAGGTCTTCGTCGGCGCCTCACCGGTCTCGGCTTTTCCGTCCAGATCGACATCCTGTTCCAGCGTGCCGTGGATCAGGCTCGACGTCCCGAAATCCAGCACGATGCAGTCGGTCTTGACGACACCAGGATGTTCCTCGGGGTCGACCGTGCGCAGGCCGCGCCCGACCATCTGGATCATGGTCGATTTGTAGGAACTGGGGCGCAGCAGCACGACGCAGGAGGTGGGCGGATGATCCCAGCCCTCGGTCAGCACGGCCACATTGACGATGACGCGAATCTCGCCCGAGGCATAGGCGGCGAGGATTCGGCGGCGCGTGCCGGCATCGAGATCGCCATGGATGACGGCCGCCGAAATACCTGCGCCGTTGAAGGCGGCGCCGACGTTTTCGGCATGGGCGACGGTGGAACAGAAGACCACGGTCGGTCGCTCGCTCACCTTTTCCTGCCAATGGCGGACCACCTCGTCGGTCACCGGCGCGCGGTTCATGATCTGCGCGACCTCGGTCATGTCGTAGTCCGCTGCGCTCTTGCGCACGGCGCGCAGCTGTTCCTGCACGCCCACGTCGATGACGAAGGTACGGGGCGGAACGAGGTGGCCCGAAGCGATCAGTTCGCCCAGACGGACCTGGTCGCCGACATTGTCGAAGATCTCGCGCAGCCCCTTGCGGTCGCCCCGGTTGGGCGTCGCCGTGACGCCGAAGATCCGGCAGGCAGGATTGGCGCCTCGGACATGGTCGATGATCCGGCGATAGCTGTCAGCCACCGCGTGATGCGCCTCGTCGATGACCAGGAGGTCGAGCGCGGGCATCGCCGCCAGATTGGCGGGCCGCGAGAGGGTCGGCACCATGGCGAAGGTCGCACGCCCTGCCCAGCTCTTGGCCTCGGCATCGACGACGGAGGTGGTGATGTCAGGCGCAACCCGGCCGAACTTCGCCCGGTTCTGCGCGGTCAGTTCGTCGCGATGCGCGAGGATGCAGGCCTTGGCATCACTGCCCTCGAGGGATTTGGCGACAACGGCCGACAGGGCGATGGTCTTGCCGAAGCCCGTCGAGGCGATGCTGAGGGTGTTGCCGTGATCGCAGAGCGCAGCGAGGCTGCGCTCCACGAACAGGCTCTGTCGGGGGCGAAGGCGCATGGATCAGGCCCTCACTGCGCCCAGGAGGGACGACCGGGCACCGGCGACGCAGGTTGCGCCTGAACCGGCTGCTGCGGCGCGGGTTGCGCGGGCGGGTGATAGCCCGGTTGCGCCGCCAGCCCCATGTGCTGGGCGTAATCCCGATGGTCCGGCGTCACCGCGCTACGGATTTCGTTCTTGTCGTCGCCAGTGGCATCGGTGCCGACATCGATCCGGGCTAGAAACTCGATCCCGTCCAGATCCCCGAGCCCGTTGATCCGGCGCGCCGCCTGCGCTTGCGGGGACTGGTCCTTGTCGGAAATCCCCCGCGCCGAGTTCAGCATGCCGCGGATCATGCTGCGGCCCATGTTGGCCCAGTCCGGTCCCTTTGGGCTGTAGAGACCGATCAGCGTGAAGATCTTGCGCCGGGCATACTGACCCTCTGTGACGGTGAACTCGCCATTGAGGTACACCGCACCGGTCGAGCCGCGGGTGGCATAGCCCCCGGTCCAGCCCTGCGACGCGTCGTCGAAACCGCCGGGGCGGATCGTCAGGCGCACCTTGGCCAGCGTGCCCTTGGGGATGAGGTTGGTGTTGGACTGCGCGTCGTTGAAGTCGTTCCAGGAACCCATTGGGTGTCTCCTTTGCGGATCAGGATTGCGGATGGGGGTGATCGGCCGCGCCTTCAGCGGGCGGCGTGAAGGTCAGGCGCGTTGGCGCAGGCGTGCCGGGCGCGCGGATCTTGTCCATCAGACGGCCAAGATGCGGCTCTTCCACCGGGCCGAGGCGGCCGGAGCGGTCCTTGGCCGGGAAGCCCCAGGGGTTGATGGTGTGGCAGACAAAGGCGCGGTAAGGATCACCGCCGTCGGCCTTCAGTTCGGCCATGGTGATCACTTCGTCGACGATCCCCGGCAGTTCGAGTCCGGTCTTCGATCCGTCGATCTGCGGCTGGAAGATGCGCCGGTTGAAGTCGTCGAACTTCTCGTCGAGGATCCCGACGAACCAGACGTTGCGCCCCCGGGTGTGCTGAAGGTGGGTCAGCCAGGCGATCATCTCGCGGCCGTGCAGACCGTAGGCCCCGCGCACATCCGGCTTGCCGGTCTTCTCCGACACCGCCTCGGGCTGGCCCTTGCACCACTGAAAGCAGAGCCGCCCGGCCACGGTGATTGAGTCGACGAAGATGGTGTCGTAACGGTCGAGCGCGGCCGGATCGCCGAACTTCTGGCAGATGGCGGCATGATGTGCAGGGCTGTAGGGCTGTTCGTCGCGCAGGGCCGGATTGGGCCCGCCGATGAACACCGCGAAATCCCGACACTCCGCCCATGTGCGTGGCCGGATGCTGTCGCCCGGCCAGCCCTCGATGGCCAGATCGCCCGCCTCGAGGTCGATGAACAGCGTGCAGGCCGGGTCGAGCGTCCAAAGCAGGCTGGTCTTGCCGATGCCGGACTTGCCGAAGATGCAGCCCTTGATGCCGCGCGGCTCGGCCAACCGCTGGTCGGCGGTGATGATGGGCAGGCTCACGCGCGCTCCTCCAGCGGGAGGAGTTCGACTTTCAGCGTGCCGGTCTTGACGGTGCGGGCGGGCTCGAAGCCCTGGCGGATTGCCTCGGGCCAGGCGACATAGGCGCGCTCAGGCACCTTGAAGCTGATCTCGACGTATTCGGCCGGATCTTCGCCTGCGGCGCGGATGCGTTCGACCATGGCGGCGAGCTTGGCCTGGTCCCATTCGACGCGCTTCGGCAGGTCGGCGACCACGGTGAAATCTCCGTCGACAATGCGAACGGTGCCGGTGTCCTTGCCGCAGGCGCGGCGTGCCTCGGCAGCGCGGGCGGCGTAGCGGACCTCGAGCGCGGTGGAAAAGCGCGCGGTGACGGCCTTCATCTGCTTGGCCGCGGCGTCGATCTCGCGCTGTAGTGCGGCCAGAAGCTCGACGGGAAGCTGGGCGATCTCGCCAGCGGGCAGGTTGATCAGCTGATCGATGCTGGGGGTGTTTTGCGGGAACGTCATTGAGGTCTCCGTAATGGGGGATAGGGTCAGGCGGCCTCGAGGAGGCGCATGGAAAGAGCGGGACCGGCCTGGCGGGGTCTGGCCCGGGCGATGGCGATGTAGGCGAACTGGTCGGGGCCGATCCGGGCCTGCACGAGGTGGACAAGGCCCTGCTCGGCGGCGCGCAGCGCGGCCGATGCCACCAGGCGCAGGGTGCGCTGCTGTTCGGCGGGCAGTTTCGAGATGACGGAAGTCGCGTCGACCGCGAGAAAGCCGCGATGGTAGACCAGCGTCTCGCCGGGTGCGGCCTGCGCGATCCAGGCCGAAAGACCGACCTCGTCGAGGGCTGGTCCGGCCGCGCCGAAGATCGACACGACGCGTGTGGCGCGGAGGATGGAATGTCGGGCCATCATGCCGCACCCCGATCCGCAGTGCTGCGGCGCTGGCGGGCCTGCTCATAGGCCAGCACATCCTCAAGCCGGTAGACCACGCGGCCGCCGATTTTCAGGAAGGCCGGTCCCTCGCCGGTCCAGCGCCAGCGTTCAAGGGTGCGCGCCGAAATGCTCCAGCGTGCTGCAAGTTCGGTCTGGTTCAGGCATGTTCTGGTCTGCAT